ATGAGCAAAGTTGCCGATTCGTTTAAGCCTCCGTGCCTTCTTGGATACTATCCCTGCTTAAGTGATCCATTATCAAAAGACTGCGCCATAATTGATACGTGCTCTAAGGACTTGTTTTTCTGCAAGTTCGCAAAATTGGCGTTTGCTGCTGGAACCGATATTTCGTGTAAGCGGTACAGTTTTACCAACAGGCATTGTTCGCATGGCGGCGGCTCATGTCCCGGGCGGGGAGCTCTTGAGCATCGACGTTTTGGAGGCAGGCAACGATGATTCAAAACGGCGACAGTTCAATAAGAGACCGAATTAAATCTGATGTTTTACAAGAAATTCAGCGCGTCTTACTAACATACGAAGAAAGAATCGCTGTTCTAGAAAAAGAAAACCGACTGCTATGGGAAGAAAACCGAAAACTTTCCATTACGTTAGATGACCTAACGCTTTGTAATGACGCTTTCGAGGAAGAAATGAAAGCGAAAATAAATGATGCTTTATCCAACTCGGTGGAGGCTTAATTTTTTGGTGGCTGCATCTGATAACTCTACAAACAGCAATAGTAACTTAAGTGTAAACTGTTTAGTGTCCACTTCACAGGATAAGCGTAATAAGCTTAGCAGCCGAGGCTTTTCGATTGAATCACGGGTTTTTCATGTTATTGACGCTTCTGAGGTAGAACTGCGTCCTGCCGAGATTGCCCGAATTATCCATAATGACAAAAAACCAAAGGAAATAACGTCTGGTCAGTATTCTACGGTTCGGGTTGTCTGCAAGAAACTGCTTGATAAAGGTAAAGTTGTGCAGCCATACCAGGGGGCTTACTGCAACAAAATCACCCACACCGTGCGGTTCGTTCCACTTTGCGTGCATAATGTGACTTTGCTTGCGAAAGTCTGTCAAAGTCTGAAGCATTGGGAAAACGATGAATTCATTGGGGGGGTTAAGATTCATGTTTGTTTTGGGGCGGAGAGAAAGCAGGTTTCTGGGTATATCGCTTGCGACGTCGGCGGGATGAGTCATGACGCTTGTCTTTTAGCGCTTAACAGGTGGTTCGAGATTGTTGAAGGGCGGCTGGGTTATTGTCTGCAGGATTTGGTTTTGCAGACAGTTGAGTTTAACAAGGATTATCATGGCAGGCGCATCGACGGTTTTCAATGTGTGACTAAGAAGGATCTGTATGGAATTATTGATCGGACCTATCAGAAGGAAGAGGATGTAATCCGCCGGGAACGTAAGGTTACTGCGCCGATGAGCATTAACAAGTTTGAAGCGGAGATCCATAAGGGCATTGAGGAGATCGGACTTAGCCAGGAACGCTATGAGCTGCAGCAGGAGGTTAGGCGGAATAGTGAGGCGATTAAGTTTACTAATAGCCGTATTTTGGAGGTTGAGAAGTTGACGGGCGCGATTTATCAGCATATGGTTAAGCTGCCGGTGTTGGATAGCGCCGTGGCTGAAAAGTTGGCGGCAGGTATTGAGCGGCTTAATGAGGCTTTGATTCGACTAAACGATGGCGAAGCGGATCCTAAGCGGTTGGATGAGAAGCAAAGTAAACTCGGGGAGTATGTAAGATGAGTTTGCAGATGACGGTTGATTGTCCTTGTCGCCGTTGTCCCTGGAAGTTGCGGAGCGAATGTGATCATTATAGGAATGTTTGTTTGGAGATCCGTAGTTGCGCCCGCTGCGAGCAGGGGCTTGAGCGATGCCTTAAGGAGGGTTCTTGTTGAATCGCAATTTTTGCGCCATTTCGGATGTAAAGTTCTGTTTAAAGTTTTCAAGACCTATTCTAAAGGGCTTTTTCGCATGGTCTTTTTCCATGCTTTCTTCTTTGCCATTTCTTAGCGTGTCTGATCAGGTCAAGACACTGCCATTTTCTATGATGCTTCAAGGAGTGGCTATCGATGATTGAACAAGTGGAACAAATATCTACCGAAAAGTCTGTTCAAACGGCGGAAAATAGGGTTGAAAAAGTCCATAAAAAGGATCCGCGGAGCATTGAAAACAAGCTGGGGCGCCAAAAATATCATGAGGTCCTAACCAAGAAGGTTTTAGCGCAGAACGAGCAAATTCTTGATGAGCTGCGTTGGATCCGCCATCGCGTTAAGGCGCTAGGTGAAAGTGACATCGATATGCCGATGCTTGAGCGGTACGCTTTCCGCGATCAGGTTGACAGTGAGATTTTTCAGCGGCTTATGATTGCTGGGGATTCAGGAGTTTTCCCAAAGGATGTAGCTGTCGACGTCGCCTTGGCGAAATATCATTTGAGGTATTATGATGTAAGCCGCCGTATTGTTAGGATGAATAAGCGTTTGCATTTTGAGGTTGGCGAGTTTTTGTTTGAGAAGCGGGGTCACAGGTGGGCTGTTACTAAGTTCGGTTTTGAGGTTTGGGGTAAGAGTAAAAAAGAATTTGACGAGGAAGTAAAAGAGGAAGGACCAAAATATGGGGAATCATGAGAAGAAACGTGCTAAGAAGCGGCAGCAAAAGCAGCGCGAGTTATTGAAAAGTTTAGGGTTATTTGGTGAAAAAAATGAGTGAGAAAAAAACAAGTTTGAAAGTTCCACTTCTTGATGACTTGAAACTTGAGGATCTTCGGCTTTTGAAGCATCATGAAGGGAATCCTAATCGAATGACTGTTAAGCAGAAAGAGCAGTTGTGGCATAGTTTGCAGCGTTATGGCTGGCTGGTTCCAATTATCACCGATGCTGACGGTATCGTTGCTGATGGTGAGCAGCGCGTTGACGTTTGCATTGCTCATGGCGAGTTTTTTGGTCCTGTTCTGCGAAGGCCTCTTACCGAAGCTGAAAGACTAATTGTTGGCCAAGAACTAAACAAGCTACGAGGTAAACATAATCGAGAAGCAGACCGCGCAGAGTATATAAAAATAGACGGTTTGGGTGAGCGATCTGATTTGGAATCGTTGCTTTCTGCCGTGGGAGAAGACCTTTCTAAAATATTGAGTAGCAGCGTAGAGCATGGCGGCAGTAATATGATTCCTGAGACCTGCGAAATAATTATTCGCGGTTTTAAGGGCAAGAAATTCGATGAGCAAGCTCAAAAGGCTGCTTGGGAGAAGCTTACGGCTGAAGGGTATGATGCGGGGTTGCTGAATCTATAGATGCCGTCTTTTGATTTGGTTTTCAGCTGGCATGCCGGCAATACTTACCGAGAACAAGCAATTACCAGTACATATGATCTTAAAGACGTGAAGCTTGAGAAGCACATTAAAGGAAATATTCCGATTGAAGGCCTAAACTGGCAGATAGGCTGTATCGTAGGTTCATCTGGGAGCGGAAAAACAAGTATAGCACGGCATTGTTGGCCAGAGGCTTATTATGCTGATCTTAAAGAAAGATACAAAGAGCCTTGTTTTCTAAATGATTTCCCAACTGAACTTACCATAAGTGAGCTTGGCGCCGCATTATCAAGTACTGGCTTTAGTGAGCCTCCTGCATGGCTGAAAAGCTACAGTGTTTTGAGTCAGGGACAAAAGATGCGGGTTGATATTGCTCATGCACTTTGTTTGCCTCAGTCGCTTGTAGTTTTTGATGAGTTTACTTCAGTGATTGACCGAAATGTTGCTCAAATTGGCTCTTATGCGATAAGCAGGGCAATTCGGCATCATCCAGGCAAGCAGTTCATAGCTGTCACTTGCCATTTTGATGTTTTGGATTGGCTTGAACCTGACTGGACATATAATGTTGATACTGGAGAATTCTTTGATTATACTAATGTAAAAAAAAACGATATCACCCCCAAATTATTCTCTCAATTCATAAATGCAATTTATCCATGTGGCAGATCTTTAGGGAGCATCATTATTTGAATACTGAACGCCTTGGCGCCGGTGTTCGCTGCTATGTTGCCAAGTTGGGAGATAAGCCCATTGCGTTTATTGCTGTTGCGCACGTGCATATGCTTGTTAATTATTTTAGGGTTAGTCGTCTTGTGGTTTTGCCTGATTATCAGGGCATCGGTGTAGGGAAGCGTTTACTGAATTTTGTTGCTGAGCGCTATACGTCTCAACTGCCGGAGATTCCTTTCTATTTGGTTACGAGTAATCCTCAGCTGATCCGAAGTAACTTGGATGGTTGGCGTGTTAAGCGTGTTGGTCATGGCTCTAGTGGCAGAAATGATAGCAGGATAAATCGGGAGCTCGTGAAGTCGAATTCCAAGCGTCGTCTAAGCGTATCATTACAGTACATTTCGAAGCATAAAACGAGCGAGGCATAAGATGGCTAAGGGAAGAAACCGCAATCGACATAAACTTCGGATAATTTACGATATTCTTGACTGCTGCAGTGCTAAGCCCTTAATTATCTCTCATATCGCACTCAAGGCAAACGTCAGTAGCTTGCCTTTTTACGAGATAATTGAGGGACTGATTAAATCGGGTTTATTGACTAAGCAGGAAATCGGCAAATCTACATTCTATAAGACTTCACTTGCTGGTCATGACTTCATTAAGAAATATCGTGATTTACTTTTTATGGTTAAACCAATGTTGGACCCTTCTGAAACGTTTATTGCGCAATCAGAGACTGTGAAGTAAGCACATGCCAGTATGGATATTAATTAGATCATAGAGATTAGCCTTCCATTTGATTGAAATAAGCTGAATTTTAACATATATCCTGTTAATAACGGGCAATTGGGTAATTATCGAACTGTTGAACAGCATTTGACTGTAGTGTATTAATAGATACGATTATATGTTGCTCAGCGGATGATTGTGTTAAAGTTGGTAATCAATAGGTAAAAGGTTGAATCAAGAAATGAACCGCAAATACTTGCCCGTTTTAGCTGTTCTAGCTGCCGTAGTTATTATAAGCTCAATATCATTAGTTTACTTCTCAAACAGGACTGTTATTGCTAATCCTGAATCTCTATATATCGCTTATTATGACCCTGTTGGTCAAAACTCATCTTCAGGAGCTCTAAATATCACTCAGGGTTCAACTCAACAAATAAACTACACTCTTACATCGATGTGCTCTTCACAATTCACCGTACCAGTTGAAAATCTTACGTTAATTTCCTATGATAGCTTCTATAACAATTGGAATAATGTGACTGATTGGAATCCATCCATTCCGCAAGACACAGTTTTTAACTATACCATCAGCCAAAGCCAACTGACTTTGCAGCCAGAAACGTCTAATTCTACTATCTTCACCATTCAATGGGCAGGAAATGCCCCAACTGGAAGATATATTATATCAGTCAATTTGGGACAAGCTGAGTTTCCTTCAGAGTCTTCAAAATATAATGGGGCTTCTGGTTTTCCTGTTTCGATAGAAGTAATCGTTAATCCTCAAGGAACATAGGTTAGCCCCCGTTTTGCTTTCTTGTTGTCGAATTAGTCTATTTCTACGTTATGCAGTTTAAGATTTGTGAGGCTGGCTCTCATAAGTGTTAAAAGCGCACGCGAGTTGCTGAGTATCTCGTTAACAGCCCTTACCGTTTATTGTATTTGCAGAATAAAAGAAATGATGATTAGGGAGTATTTGTCCACACAGGCGTTACAGTCCAATTAGTAACGGTGCCTTCATGATAAATATCTGAAAATATATCAACGGTCTGCCCACTATCCAATTCTGTTACAGTGTAACTTCCACCAATTAATCCACCGCCAACAGCTCCGGTTCCAAAGTCCTGATTGAATGTCTCATCATATGCTAAAGGAACAGTCACGTTAATTTCTACTGTCCCAGTGGAAGTATACGCAACGACATGCAATCCTGCATTATATGCTGTGGTTTCTCCAGTGTTAGTTACATTACCGCTTATGTTGAGAAGATTAGGTGGCGGAGAGCTTGGATATTCACCTGTAGTTAAAGAAGAAACAAGATTTGCAGAAGGAGCAAGTATCATTACTATGGGAAAACCCCCTGAATATGAAATATCGTACTTTGAAGGTGGAGAAAGGAAAATAATTTTGCCAAAACTGATGTCTAATGAATAGCTTCCTAACGTAGTTGGCTGCTCGTTGAAGCTATCTGTCAAGTTGATTGTAATTATAGTCGAGTTTGACTTAAATGGTTGCAGAATTAGTTGATTGAGGCTAAAGGAGTAGTTGAAAACATCTTCTTGAACAGATGTACTCCAAGGCGAACTAGCATTGACGTTGTCACTTATGCCGATTGTGTAGCCATTAATCGTGAGGGCTTCTATCGGGATTTCTATTTTTGTAGAACAAATTGATGTAAGAGTGAGGTTTACTTGTTGTGTCGAGCCTTGCGAAGCATTAATGATTTGAGGAGAAACGCTTGGAGTATACAAAAGAGGAGGTGTGCTTGCTGGCGATTCAGTTCCAATCGAACTGTAACCAAAATACACCACTAAACCTACCATAACTATAACAATCAGCGCAATCGAAATTATGTAGTTTCTACGCTTCATTTCTTTAAGCCCCCCAATTCAGAAACTCAATTAGGATATTTAAAACTACATAATAGAACGTTCCATATGCAAGTTGTCCAGACACTGGACTAAGCGAAAAATGGTTGCCGTAAATTGAAATGTTAGTGCAATCATAGATTTTATAAGCATGTGCTTGCTGACTTGCTACTGCTATTATCTCGCAAGTGTAGAGGCCTACGGACTAACGCCCTGTCTAGCCTTTAGCCAAGGCTAAAAATAGATTTGGAGTGTACCATTATACCGCATCGAAAAACTCCCAGCGGAGTCGCTAAAAACTTCATTCGATACACTGGTAAATTCGACCGTTTAAAGAAAGAAACAATTAACACGGTAACTGATGGCGAAGTTTTAGCTGAACTCAGCCGGGCTTTTCCAGAAGATCCGCCTACTTCAGCAGTTTTTCCTGAAGGCTTCATTGACATTATTGGCTTAGTCTTAGAGGATACACGCGGGGAAGGCGCAATAGATCCTCACATTAAGATTGAGCAAGAAACAATTGAAGACTTCATGAAATCTCAGAGGGAAGGTGCACTACAGTAATGCCAACAATTCAAGAACGCTTGGCTACAATTGAGACTAAGCAGGACTACATCATCAAACAACTTGACACTATCGTTAGCAATCATTTGCCTCACATTTACAAGCGTCTTGAGCAATTGGAAAACTGCAAAGCTATTGACGGAAGCTGGATCCGCTTTGCAAAGCCCGTGGCGATCTCGCTTATCAGTTCTGTGTTAAGCATATGCTTGACGTACTATTTTCTCAAAATCTGCTAATCAAAATATCGTGGTGATGTGGAAGTATGGATTTTAAAAAGGAAAAAGCGTGGCTGGAAATTCTATGCGGGATCGCTGATTTACCTACGGGTCTGCAGGAGATTGTCTTCGTGGATATTGTCGAGTCTGCGAAGAATCGGATTGCCACTATTAAGCGAATCGTGGATGTGAATGAAAATTGAGGCGTTCTCAAGCAGAGTTGATTTATGCGGTTTTCGAAGTGCTACATAGTCAGCCCTTAAAAATTACTCATATCATGTACAAGGTCAATATTAACTGCCTGATTTTGCGCAATATCTTGGATATTTTGGTGAAGACTGGTTTCGTTGAAGTTACGATTACAAGTAAGCCGCCTAAAGGTAAACGTTTGACGTCTGCTGCAAATACCCGGTATAGTGAAATGTACCGGTTAACTGAGAAAGGCGTAAAGTTTTACCTTGAAGTTCGCTCATCTACAAGAGCAGTTAACGAGTTAATTGAAGCCTCTGAGAAGCAACGCTACCTCTTTGATGCACAGAAAATGAAAGCTAACAGAATCGGTTGAAGTGTCAAGTTATGTCGACTCCCCAAGAAGATATTGAAGGCCAGCGTATAGCAGCGTTGGAAGAGGCTCTTGGAATAACCTCAGAAACGCCTCAACAAGTCTGCGCAGCGGGTAAACAGCCAAAGGAACCAATGGTGAGAATGACCTTGCCGCTTTTTCATCGACGCAAAACAATGCTCATAGCCTATCATAGCGGTCACCTAAATCCTTTAGCTCTTAGGCAGATGGCTGTTGAATTTGAATGCACTGAGGCTGCTTTGCTTGATGATTTGGAAGACCGTGCGAATTGGGAGCCGTTTATCTGGGCGAATCAAGAGGCTCATGAAGATGGCAAGGCGCTGTTTCATCAGTTGCAGTTGGCTCGGGAAGAAGCCCTTTTTTTGATGAAGACCTGTAAGTCGCCTAATGCTCGGGTTGGCGCGATTGGCAAGTTTATTGACTCTATTAAAGCCGAGATTGAGGTTGGGCAAAGTTTAGGTTTGTTGCCTAAGCAAATATCGCCGGCGGTTGTTGTGCAGCAGAATAATGTCATGCAGGTCAATGCTAAGACTGAGACTAAAATAACGATTGATATGACCAAGATGTCTGAAGATGATAGAAAAGCCCTACTACGCGCTGAAGAGGCTCTCACAAGAGCAGAGACAGCAACTGGCCCACAGTAATCTGCAGTATTACGCACGTTATCTCGGGTACATTGATACTGCTTGGTTTCAAGACGAATGGTATGAACTGCTTCAGCCACAAAACGACCCAGCACATTTTAGCCCTCTGCCCTGGCATAGTCGAGCGTTAAAGCAGTTCCATTTGGAAGCTCCTCGGAAACACGCGAAAAGCGAATGCGTCTCCATAAATTATCCTTCCTGGTTAATTGGGAACTTTCCCGAAATTAGAATTGGGATCGTCAGCAAAACCGCTCCTCTAGCCGAGCAAACTGTTGCGGCCATACGCAACCGGATTGAGAACGATCAGCACTACATCAGCGTTTTTGGCGATCTGAAGCCCAAGACCCCGCAGAAATGGACCGATAGCGAATTTTTCGTTAATCGCAAAACCATCAGCAAGTTTCCAACTCTGTATGGCTGCGGTCTCGGCGGCTCATTAACTGGGCGTGGCTTTGACCTGATCATTGCCGACGACATCATTGATGAAGAAAACGTTAACACGCCAAATCAGCTTGAGAAAGTCAACCGATGGTTCTTCAAGGTCCTGCTGACAACTCTGTTTTCGCATGGCGCCACTTTAGTAATTGGGACCCGGTGGCATTACGCAGATCTCTATAATGACTTGATTCAGTCAGTGGAGAAAGGCGGCAAAGGTTGGCCATTCAAAATCTATAAAGCCATCCAAAACTATGAGGGCGTCGAGAAAGGCGAAGAACCCCAAGTGCTCTGGCCGCAAGTATGGTCTTATGAGCGCTTGATACAGAAAAAAACCGATATCGGCACGGTTTACTTTAACAGCCAATATCAAAATGACCCGACAGGCATGATGGGTGACCTGCTTAAGTCGGAGTGGCTGCACCCCTGGAATGAAACAGATAACAACTTTGTGCCCTCGCCTCACTTGCCAAAATACGCCGGTGTGGACCCAGCTCTCGGCGAAGGCGACTTATTCGCAGTTAGCACCGCGAGCTATGACCGCGTTCTTAATCGGATGTATCTCTATGACGTTTACGCCAAGCTGTTGCCCTATCCCGCTGCAATGCAACTCCTGCTGCAGCTTCACGGGATCCACAACTATGCTAAGATCTATGTGGAGTCAAACGCTTTTCAAAAAGTAATCATGTACATGCCCCAGCTGCAAGGCCTCCCGATCGTGCCAACAGTAACCAGCAAAGGCAAAGAAGAAAGACTGATCCCATTAAGCAGCCATTTCGAATCCAGACGTGCAACCCTTAACCCCGCCTGGCCCTATGCGCAAAGCGAATTCTACCAAGAGTGGGTCCAATTCCCAAGAAGCGCACATGACGACGCTTTAGACTGCGTGGAAGTTATGGCTCGCAACTTGCTTGGCGTCACCGCGATGCCTCAAGGAAAAGGCGTAGCTGTAGTTAAGAAAAAGCGACCAATCGAGGATGATTAATGGAAAAAACTTTGAAAAACTCTTTCCAAAATAAGGTTCCCATTGATTAAGGATTGGTAATTGTTAGGTTTAGCGGCGCTGTCTGAAAGTTTGGTGGTGTTGTCTGAACTGGGTTGTAATTAGCGACGAATCCAAGTTCGCCTATAATGTAATATGCCCCTGACGGCACTTGTTCCCCCATACTTGGGAAAATGTTGTCTGAACCCCAGATAAGATTTTGCGTATAGCTTTCGTTAGGCGCCAAAGTTACATTCCAGTTGTCAAGCGGATAAGCCCCGAATTCCCACGAATAGACTGCATTGTTTGTGCTGTTGTAAACTTGAAAGTTGAAATTTGAATCTCCGTTTTGGTTGATGAAATTTAGGGTTTGGTTGCTTACGTTAGTAACTGCGAAGGTTATCTCCACGTTCTCTCCTACAACATAAGTGGTCTTGTTTGCTGTAAGAGTAATTGATAGTTGTAGCCCGTTGGTTACGGAACTTAACGCTGTGATGTTGCTGCCAGCGCTGACAGGTTGATTCTGTTCAGGATTTTGAGTTGTTGCTGATGTTGGAGTCGACGTAGACGTTGATTGAACTGTTTGGTTTGACGTTGGGGTTTGAAGCGGTACACCAGATAGCGGAGTTGGATTAGGTGTTGAACCGTCTATCCATGAAGTAAAAAAACCATTTGTGAAACCTACTGCGCTTATTAGCATTATTGCTATCACTGCAACGGCGATTCCAATATTTCTTTTAAAATGCTGTTTCTTTGGAGTAGTCATTTACCCAGCATCTCCTTGAAAGTTAATTGTTAGGTCTACATCTATTTATGACTACACATTAGAACACTGATTCCGTTTATTTACGAAAAAATAATCGAAGATGATAGGAATGGAAAAGACTCTGCTACTTGCTTGTGCTAAAGACGAAATCGTCAAAGTCCTCGGCTTAGAAGTCGCGAACGTGAAGATGAGTAAATTACGTTTCAAAATTAACGGCGTCGACTTAATGCGAGATATCGTGATTGATGAAATCGAAATATCCGCTGAAGTTGACCCGCCCTAAAGTTGAAGAAAAGGAATAGGTGCACAGATGCCTCTCCGCAAAGATCTCTCATTAACTATGCCTAACCCGCTACGCAATGTGCCAAACGCCGTAGCAGTTTCGCAGCGTGATACAGAGGTTCCGGTTGCTTGGCGTGGCGATTGGAACTTAATGCAGTACGTCAACAACTATAACTTGGCAGCTTCAGGAATCGGCTTTGTCAGCAGCCCCTACACGTCACTTTGGGATCGCATCTGGGGAGTCACACCTGTTGAAGACCTGCCCAAGTTCAAGGCTTTATACTCTTTTGTCCCGCGTATCCAGGCTTCAGTCGACGTCAAAGTTAATTTGGAGATTTCAAACGGGTTCACTTTGGAAGGCGGCACAAACACCTTCCGCGATTTCTTAGAAGAATGGCTAGAATCCAATGATATGCTTGATACGATGCGGTCGGAAGAGAAAGACGCGCAGGTTTTCGGCACCAGTTATACTGAGCCAGTGATGGATGAAGACGGAGCCAAGGTCCTGTGGCTGAAAACCCTTGACCCTGAATATATGCGGATTCGCCAAGATTGCTACAAAAACATTTTCGGCTATGCGCAGCTTAATTCATACCCGCCCGTAGTTTTTGACCCTGAAGAAATCTACCGTACCCTCAATAACGTTTCCAGCTGGTTCTTTGAGAACGCCTACGGGACCTCTTCTCTGCGCAGCATATTGCATGTTCAAGCGCTGATCGATGACTTCCAAGTTGACATGGCTAAGATCATGAAGGTTTACACCAAGCCAATGCTCATCGCTAAGTGCGGTGGGAACGGTGCACCTGGGATGCCTGAGCCATGGAGCGACCCACAACTAGATGTTATGTCTAACACCCTGGCTTCACGTGATCAAGGCACAGATTTGACTGTTAGAGGCGACGTCGAGGTCACGCCAATGTCTTCCTTAACCAAGGACTTGAAGGCAGAATGGTGGATCGAATACCTGGAGAGGCAACGTGACAGTCAACTTGGCGTTCCTAAGATCTTTCTGGGAGAGCCAGAAGGCGCCAACAGAGCCACGGCAGACGTCGTAATGCAGGAGTTCATAACTAGGCTGCGTATGCGGCAGAAACATCGCAGCGGCGTCTATGAGATGCAGCTTTTCCCATTAATCCTACGCGGCGACTTCCCTGAATCTTTGATCATACCGGATAAGATCCCGAAGATAAAATGGAAGCCAATTTGGGAGCCACCCACTGACGTCAAGATGAGCCGCGTCATCGACCTCTACAATAATATGTTGATGGGCGATAAAGAGGCACGTGGCGAACTGGGTCTGCCAGAAAAGATCGATGGAGTTTTGAAGTCTGTGCCCGCTCCGGCGCCAATGATGCCTGAAGGACGGCAATTTGAGACACCTGAAGCTCCCAAGAAAGCGCCTGGCGGGTTTCCAACGAAATTAGTCAAAGACGGAAACGGGGCGTCATACCTTGTGCGAGCTCTGTCTTGATCGCCTTAACACCATTATTGCAAAAGATGTGGAGACAAAAAATAATGTCAGAATTGTTAACATCCAAGGAAACTCAGGAACTGTAGGGGACGTAGAAGAAGCAGTTGCTGTTGGTGTAAGAGCTGGAGTGGGAGTGGGCGTTGGACTTGAGGTCGGAGCACCCGTGCTTATCACCGAGACCGTACTGTTGATAAGATTTGTGACGTAGGCGTATTCGCCGTTGGGTGTTACAGCCACACCCTCAGGCTCGTTTCCGACGGGTATCGTCCCCGTCACCGTATTCGACGCCGTGCTAATCAACGAGACTGTATCGACGTATACTCCATTTGTTACGTAGGCGTATTCGCCGTTGGGCGTCACAGCCACACCCCAAGGAGTACTTCCAAGAGGTAAGGTTACCGTCGCCGTCACGGTATTCGTCGCCGTGCTAATCACCGACACCGAATCGCTACCTATGCCATTATTTGTAACATAGGCATATGCGCCATTTGGCGTTATAGCCACACCACAGGACCACCGCCAACGGTTATCGTTGCCGTTACCGTCTGGGCTCGAACTAGCTGAGGCAATAATGCGAAAGCACAGAACAATAAAAGACCGGTAAGAAGGATACAGCCAACTCTCAAAGTCTTTGTTGCCCTACGTTTCATTCTTTCACAGACCATCAAATCGTTCGGTATCTACCATGCTTACTCTTGTAAACTGTTTACGTTAAAAGGCTTCTCGTCAAAGTTTCTTTACTAAGCATTCAAGGATGAAGAAAAAGGAGGGGCTTGTGCTGCGGATGTATCTGGATGCGGTTATCGCCGTTATGGCAGTTAAAAGCTTCCAAGCAGCTATTGTGGATCCGAACATAAAATTCTCTACCTGGCGTTTCCATAATTCTAAGAACCCTAACACCTGCCTTAAATGCGAAGATTACGACGGCGACGAATACGAGCTTGAAGACCCTGATGATTTGCTAAGTATTTTTCCGTGGGGAGAATTCGTTGCTGACGATACCTTCGCTTGCAATGTGCACCCGAACTGTGGTTGTTTCTGCGTGAAAATCTCAGATCAAATGAAGACTTAACATTAACAGGAGAATATGTCCTTGCCCTTGGAATTAAGTTATGACGTTGACGTGAAAGCCAGCCTGGATGATATCAGGAAAACTGGGATCATCGAAGGTCAAGCGATAGATTCTTCAGTTAACAAGAATCGTTGGCAGGTTCCTGATGAAGACTTGGATTATTTTGCATCCACTCTTCGGGAAGCTCAGCTGCGAATTAATCACGGGGAAAGTGTTGAGACTGTAAAAGGCGTAGTCACCAAGAGCAAGCGGGTAGGCGATCAGGTTTTCTTTGAGGCTGAAGTTTCTGGCGATCCGGTGCTTCTGACACAGATTGAAAAGAAATATTTACGAATGGTTAGCCCCAGGATTGTCTCAGATAACATTGTCTGCAGCTTATGTAGCGGTAAAACCCGAGACGCCAATATGGTGATGATTCATCTCTGTGCCGGTGCTTGGGAGATCGTGCATCAACCGCGCTGCGTCGAACTCAGCATCGTCGCTGAGGGTGCTTACGTAAACAATCTTTTCCGTTTCAAAGGGTTCGCAGCTGCTATGGATGAATCGCAGCGCCAAGGGCTTATTGCCTCTATCTGTAAGTGCACGGATAAGTCGCATTGCCCTTGCGGCCTAAAGGAGTTGAAAGCAAAGTTACAGCCTGACTTACACGGGCTTAACAACATAATAGGAGAAAAAAATAAAATGAGTTCAGGTGAAAATCAGCCACCAACCGCTCCGACAGCACCAGGTGAAAAACCGAAAGCTGGCACGGAATTGACCTACCAACAGCTAGAAGACGAATTAACAAAGAATACAACGCAGATCATGGATGCCTGCAAAGCTGCAATAGCCGCTTCTGAAAAAACCATAGAAGCAAAGTTGGAAACAACCATAAAAGCAGCCGTTGAAGCCGCCGTTCCTAAACCTCGACCAAACGGGAAAGGCCAATCAGGACTCGGCATGGGTGCAGGCGCAGGGCTCCCAGGAATCGATGACGCTCAACGCTTAAACAACATGTTTGCATCTAAGGGCAGTTTGAAGAAAGCTGGGCTCGAATTAGCTGCTGCTGCGAAACGCATGGGCAGCTTAACCGCGGATATAACACATACAGACCCTGAGGAGGCAGAATAAAGATGAGTTTTGACGGTGTAGGACCTAAGGTAATTCCAGATCTAGAGCAGACATTCCTAGCAGATTCAGGCTACACATCACCCAAAGTAGGCGACCCAGTCTACGTCTCAAGCAATAACGCAGTCAGCTTATGCGCAGGCGCTAACGCGGCATTCGTCGGCTTTGTCCAGTCAGTGCCTCCAGTAGACACTTTTGGCAATCAACTGCTAAACGTCTATGTCTTCGGTCACAGGATACGCTGTAAGAACACTTCAGGCGGCACATTATCTGCAGGTGCAGTTGTTGTTTCGGCTAACGGCGGCATAGCCGCTTTGGCAGCCACTACTGATGCAGCTCTTGGCGCAACACTGACAGCGAATACAACCACAGGGGTAATAACAGCTTCAGGTCTAGCAGCAATCATCAATGCCTTGTCGAATCGCCGTGGAGTCGTAGTTGTTGGTGGAGCAAATAACGCGCAAGTTCAAATAATCTTCGGGTAAACCCGAGGACCACCCTTTCAGTTTTTTTGAAAGCGAGAAGAAAACCAGTAATTAAATTTTGGAGGAAAAAAGAAAAATGAGTTTTGTAGAAGACGCTCTAACCTTTGTTGATTCCGCTTCGATTCAGTATCCAGAACTGAACCAGGTCATCATAGAGATGACTATGCCAAACCTGATCTTGAAAAGACTACTCACAGACGACGTTCTGAAACATGGCCGAACTAAGACTTACACGATTGAAAACGGCTCTCACAGTGTAGGCATAAGCGAAGTGGCGCCTGGCACCGCTGCACCCGTCGATTACACGCCAATGAAATTCGCGACTGTTAGCCCATACAAACGTATGGAAGCCATCGAGATTCCTAAAGAGGTCGTTGAAGACGTTGACTTGCCAGTGGTTAACCAGCAACTCAAAAGACTTGCAAGACGCCTCGCGTATCAGATTGAGCTAGATTGCTGGACGGTGATGCTTGCTGCAGTTCCAAGCGCAAACAGCTTTGCATGCACCGGCAAAACAATCACTGTAACAGGCACCGAATTCACCAAGGCAAACACTGCAGGCATGGAAGACTTCAACAATGCTGAAGCTTTGATCAACGCCGGAGACTTCTTGATGGACACGATTGTCTGCAACCCAATCCAGAAACGCGACATCAAGAACCTACCTAACTACAGCCTATACCGCAACGAGATCTCGCCGATCACTCAGAAGCCGATCCAGATGCTGGGCGAATGGGAACTTTGCTGGTCAAACGTTGTTCCCGCTGGGACTATCATTTGCTTGTCAACAGGCAAGAACCTTTCTGCTGCCTATGCCCCTCTCGGGATGTTCCTCGTGAAGAGACCGCTCACAACCGATGTTGAGCTGCTCAAATCTAAGGAACTGGTGAAGCCGATTCTCAGCACCCGGTATGCTCCGATCATACTCAACGGTGAATGCCAAGCCGCGATCACAGGGTTAGCAACTAGTTAAGTTTAGTTTGTTTTGCCCATATCTTTTAACTATGGACCGTAAAGCCGGCTTCAAAGTAACCACTCGCTCGTCTAACCTCGTTACTTATGGAATTGGATATCCGGCTAATCCGACCAAATTTATTGTATAATTGTCGACATTTTGGTTAGATGTTGCCATATCAATCTCAACTACATACGTGTCTCCGCTACCCAACCCAATTTGATTTACACTTAATGGTGACGATCCCGGACTCGTCACGTCCTCTGATTGAATTGGCGTACCCTTAACGTATAATTTTGCTGTCATGCCAAAATATGCTGTTCCCGTGCTGTTACCTGGAAAGTTATCCATTGGAGGTGGTTGCTGTGAAGTGTAATCATTTCTTACAGTGGCCTCAATGATGAAACATGCTTGACCATCATATTTTCCATAATAAGAATAAGATGAAATTAGAAAAATTTTTGAACTATCTAAATAGCCAGCATCATTCAATTTTGCAGCCGGTCCATTCTGAAGCTGTTGTACTTGATTAAATTCAACTAGAGCAATTGCTGTGCTTGCAATTAAGAGAAAGGCCAAAAGTAATGAAAGAACTTGGAAAAACTTTTTTGAACTATAAAGACGAGAGTGAGTTTTGGCGGAATCTTTTCTTGCAGGAGAAGCATTCTCTACAGACTGGACGGTTAATAGGGCTTCCTTTCCTTGATTGGAAAGACCATATTTCCCATGTTCGTCAGTCTTGATTAGGTCGCCTAATTTGGTAAGATGATGTTGGAGCTGACCGCTACTTTCAATGGAGGTTTTCTTCTTTAAATCGGCAAATCCCAGAGCTTCTTCACTTAAAGCCTTTAGAATAACGATTCTTGTGGGATGGCCAAGGGCGTCGAATATTTCTGCTCTTTGTCTGTCTCTTTCTATGTCTTGTCCTTCTTCCATTATCGTGACCTCAAGGCACTCACTACACTTGGCTATTTAATTCCTCGTTTGAAGACTCCCGAATAAACGAAGTCCTGTTTTCAGGACTTTAATAATTTAGTTTAAAGAGGCCCTTATATGTCGTCATACCCAAGTTTTACTTCGCTTTCTGAAGTTATTACTCATCTAAATGCTACAGGACCCGATAGCAACAGCAATTATCAAGTCTACGGGCTCTCGGTCTCAAGTAATAGCGTTCAAGCCTACGTTGATCACGCGAACACTTACATGGGCAGTCTAGTG